CCTTAAAGGAGATACGGTCGAAATTCTCACTTTCTATGGGGATCTTTATGACAAAGAGAGCGGGGAGTTTTATAAGAATCATGTCATTACTGTCGTAGACAGACATAAGCTTCTCGGTAAGAAACCTAATCCTTCTTTCTTCGGTTATCCTCCCATCTTCCATGCTCCATGGCGTCGTCGTCAAGACAATCTGTGGGGAATGGGTCCTCTCGCAAACCTGATTGGAATGCAGTATCGGATAGATCATATGGAAAATATGAAAGCCGATATGATGGATCTTAGTACATATCCTGTCCAGAAGATTCAAGGTTTCGTCGAAGACTTTACTTGGCAGCCCGGTGAGAAGATTTATACGTCTGAAGAAGGCGATGTAAATCTCATCCAACCCAACATCAATGTCCAACAGCTTGTGCAAGACATTGGCATGCTGATGAATATGATGGAGGAGATGTCAGGTGCGCCTAAGGAAGCAATGGGCTTTAGGAGTCCCGGTGAGAAGACTAAATACGAAGTTCAGCGGTTAGAGAATGCTGCCAGCCGTGTATTTCAAAACAAGATAAGACAATTCGAAGAGCAAATCGTAGAGCCTGTCCTTAACGCCATGCTTGAACTAGCTAGACGTAATTTGACGGGTGTGACTACGATCAAGGTCTTCGATGACGATCTGAAGGCCGCATCGTTTAGGTCTTTGACTGTCGAAGATATTACCGGCATCGGACGTATTCGTCCAGTCGCAGCAAGACACTTCGCAGAGCAAGCTGAACTTATTCAGAATTTGACTAGTATGGCGCAATCACCGTTGTTCCAAATCGTTCAACCTCATATTTCGGGCATTAAGATGGGCAAACTCTTCGAGAAAGCATTCAATATGGAGCAGGAAGAGATCTTTCTCCCATACGTAGCATTGTCTGAACAGGCTGACGGTCAACGTCTTGCACAGGCTTTTCAAGAGCAAACGCTTCAACAGACACAGACAGCTTCAGGTATGGGCAGTGATTATGATCTAAACGCCGTGCCTCAACCGCCTATGCAGACTGCGGAACCACCTCAATGAAGACCGCGTGGGTTAAAAATCTTCAGACTGATGAAGAAAAGAAAAGATTCGAAAGTAGCCTTGTCTCAGCAAGACTTGTTCTTGACAGGCTTACTCAACTATTAACCGAAGAGGAAGAAGGAATAGACCGATCCGAATTTCTCATCGATACTTATGAGTCCGCTTCCTGGGCTTCAAAACAAGCTCACAAGAACGGACAGCGAGCAACGCTCCAAAAGATTAAAAACCTTATCAACCTAGACCAACAGGAAACAAAATGAACCTTTTAGATACTAATCAGGACGACCAAATCCAGATTCCCTCCGACCAAGACCCCCTAGAAATTCTCACCGCACCCGGTGGTAAATTCGATCGTAGTAAGTATGCGTCTGAACAAGACATGTATAAAGCTATTGCGAAAGGAAAAGTGGAAGGAGATTTGTATATCGATCATTTCAAACAGCGTCACGATGAACTTCGTGAAGACTACAAGAAATTGAGAGATGAATACAACGCCGGACCTTCCCTTAAGGAGCTTATCGACCAGTTTAAAGCTTCGAAGGAGTCTAACAACGACAATACCCAGATCGTGGATAAAGACAAGTCCGATACCCTTAGCATGGAAGATTATCAGAGACTTGTTCAACAAGAGATTGCTCGAAATAAACAGCAAGAACTTGAAGAACAAAACTATAATACCGTCCAAGCTAAGCTCATCGAGGAGTATGGGCCTAACTACGCCAGTACCCTCAAACAACAGATATCTAGTCTGAAGCTAACGCCAGACTTCGTCAACGACCTAGCCAGAAAGCATCCACAGGTTCTTTTCAGAACCCTTGGACTTGACGGTCAACGTCGGAGTGAAGTCTTTCAAGCTCCGCCTCAATCGACGAACAGAAGTGACCCCTTCGCTCCGAACGCTCCCAAGCGTACTTGGTCTTACTACCAAAAGATTAGGCAGACTGATCCAACCAGATATCGTGATCCGAAACTCCAAGACCAAATGTTTAAAGACGCTGCCGCGTTAGGCGAAGCCTTCCAAGACGGCGACTGGAATCAACTTGGTCATTAAACTAGGAGACTGACATGGCAAGTGGCTTTACAGTTGCTAGCAATGAACATCTCATTCGTGCAAACATATATTCACGGGATATCACCCGTGCGTTTCAGGATGATCTGTTCGCCATGCGGTTTGTTAGGACAATCACGGACTTTCCGGATGGTACGACACTAAACATTCCCCGATTGGGTACAGCTGAGTCTGCGGACTTCGCTGAAGGCCAAGCGATTAAATATACGAAGTTCGATACAGGTAATTTTACCTTCGCTATCGATCAGTATAAATATTCGGCCAACTCCATTTCGGCTAAGTTCAAACGTGACTCGTTCTGGTCAGCAGAGGTCCAAGCGGCCTTCGCCCCCGAACAACATCGTGCCCTCATGAAAGGCTTTGAGACTCGGGTATTTAACCGAGCCAATGCTTCACAAACTGCATCTAACCAGAATTTGATTAACACAGCGCAACATCGCTGGGTTGGTTCTGGTACGGGTCAGACGATGACTGTCAAGGATTTCTTCCTCGCTGAATACGCTCTCCGCAAGGCGAACGTTCCAATGAGGAACCTTGTAGCTATCGTAGACCCATCAGTTGCCTACGCTTTCGAGAATTCGACGAACGCAATCAATTTGCTGACGCCGCTTCCGAAGTGGGGTAACATGACGAACGAAGGGCTCGTTTCGGGCTTCCAGTTCCGTTTCAATATCGCAGGCTTCGATGTCTACGTATCAAACTACCTTGCAGGTGGTATTGCAGAGACTATCAACGCTCGGTCGACTACGACTGGTGTTGCTAACCTCTTCTTCTCCGCTGACCCAGGTCCCGCGATACCGTTCATCGCTGCTTTCCGCCAAATGCCTACCGTCTTCTCTGATTTCAATAAAGATCTTCAGCAAGAGGAATTCCTGACTATATGCGAATATGGTGTACAGGTCTTCCGCCCTGAGAATCTTTGTGTTGTTCTCACAGACGTCGGTACACTGACGTAAGGAGGTCATTATGGGTTATTTAGATAATGCCGGCCTGTACGTCAAGATTGGACCGGAAACTGCAACACCTAAGGTTGCTGGTGAATATAAGACCTATGGCGAACTTCGAGAAGTCGAAGTCGTTCTAAATCTTCCTTCATATGCTTTCGGTGCGACTAACTATATCGTGGATGACACGACAGTTATTCCTGCCGGTATGCGTATTCAGGAAGTAGAGACTTATGTTGATACAGTAGGCGTAGGTGCGACGGCGACCTTCGACTTAGGTCTAATGCGTACAGACCGTACTACCGTTACAAGTGCAACCGCTTTTCTGGCAGCCTTCCCTGTGGGAAGTGTCACGCCAGTCGGCGCTAAGACAGTCGTTACCAAAGCTGGTGACTCTTTTGTCGGTGCTTTAGTCGGTACTACGACTGCAAGCGTAAATCATATAACAATTCGTGTTAACACTGCCAACTTTACAGCTGGTGTTGTTCGCGTCCGAATTCGTTACTACAGGCCATAAGATAAGGGGGTGTAACAGCCCCCTTCTCTTTATAAAGGATTATAATGGCAAACGTTTCACATGCCACATTGACTGGCTCACAACTTCACGAACCTAAAGGTGTAGAAGTTGCACCGCTAGGTACAGTCTACGTATCGAATGGTACCGGGAGCGGTAACTGGTCTAACGTAGGCACATCGTCTTTCACCGGCATGATCGCCGACTTTACTTGGCCAGTCGTTCAAGACGGTTGGTTAGAGCTTGACGGGAGTGATATTAACACTACCACTTACTCGGCTCTTTATAGTGTTATGACAATCCAAATGTCGGGTACCCGTGTAAGCGGCAGCCCGATTATAACTTCTCTCAGCTCGACCGCAAACATGCGTGTCGGGTATTATGCGTTTGGGACAGGCATCGCGTCTGGTGTTACCATTTTGAGCATCGACTCTGGTACCCAGATTACTCTGTCCGCCAACGCCAGTTCGACAGGAACGGCGACAGTCGTGACATCTCCTTGGCTTCTGAATACAGGGACAGTCCGACTTCCTAACGTGTCTGCTGCAGGCAGATATCGTCGGTCTCGAACGTCTACAACCGCTGTCGGTCAGCTTCAAGCGGATCAGAACCAAGCACATACACATACTGGTTCCGGAACTACCAGTAATGCAAATATAGACCATTCGCATACTTTCAGCGGTACAACTAGCGCTATGAGTGCGAATTCAGTAGTCCAGACTACTTACCTACATCCTGCTCTTGCTATTTTTAATGGAGGCATAAATAGTGGTAGTGATCGAGGCCTTTCAGATGCGGCGACGCTTACGTCTGCTCAGAATATTGATCATAACCATACATTTAGTGGTAATACTGGAGGTATAAGCGCTAACCATCAACATACATATTCTTTTACATCTTCTTCTAACGGTGGAACAGAAACTAGACCTGCAAGTATAGTCGTAATGACTTGTGTTAAAACTTAATGACTAAAATATCTCTACAAAATATAGATAATCTTCAGAACGAATCTACGGAAGTCTCGGCTATAAACAATAATAATGCGTTTACTAGAGCTGCCATGGATAATACTTTGTCCAGAGATGGTACTGCTCCTAATCAGATGAATACTCCTTTGGATATGAATTCAAAGAAGATTATAAATCTTATAGACGCTACGACAGATCAAGAGCCTGTAACATTTGGACAGTTTAACAATACTATAGGTGCATTAAATGCAGGCGGAGTGGTTACCGGTTCTTATGTTACATTGTCTCCTAATTCGACTTTAACTCAAGAACGTATATTATCTGCTGGAAATAATATATCTGTAATAGATAGTGGGCCAGGTACTCCGTCTGTTCCAGGTACAGTCACCGTTGGAATTAGCGATGATGATTTAAATGCTGTTGCAGCGCTGTCTACCACAGGATTAATATCACGTACTGGTGCCGGTACTGCAGCGACTAGAACAGTCACAGGGACTGCTAATGAAATTGCAGTCACTAATGGCGATGGTGTTAGTGGTAATCCTACTACTAGTTTACCTTCTGCTCTTACATTTACTGGTAAGACAGTGACTAACGGTACTTATGTAACTCCTACTATTTCGTCTATAATTAATACAGGAACATTAACTCTCCCTACATCGACAGACACATTAGTCGGCAAAGCTACTACAGACACTCTAACAAATAAGACTTACGATACAGCAGGAGCTGGTAATAGTTTTTTAATCAATGGACTAGCAGCTACTGCCAATACTGGAACTGGTTCGGTTGTTAGAGCTACATCTCCTACTTTAGTTACTCCAGCGTTGGGAACGCCTGCGTCTGGAACTTTGACTAATACTACAGGTCTTCCCATTTCGACTGGAGTGAGCGGGCTAGGAGCGGGTGTAGCTACTTTCTTAGCTACTCCGAGTAGTGCAAATCTTGCTACAGCCATGACTGATGAGACTGGTTCTGGAGCGAATGTTTTTGCAACTTCTCCTACACTTGTAACTCCGGTTCTAGGAACTCCTACCTCAGGTACTTTAACTAATTGTACTGGTTTACCTCTATCAGGACATACAAACCAAGCTGCATATACAATTGTAGCAAACAATACAGGAAGTTCCGCAACCCCGACTGCAATGGATGTTCCCACAATAACATCCAAAGCTTCTCCCGTCGCAGCCGATATTATCTTAATACAAGACAGCGCAGCCAGTAATGCATTTAAAAGAACAACCGTCGGCGCGGTCGGAGCTGCAGGTGCAGTCTCATCTTTTAATACGTTGACTGGTGCTGTTACTTCAAATGTAACTAAGCAGATATTTACTACTTCTGGTACATATACTCCAACATCCGGAATGCTTCATTGTATTATTGAATGTGTTGGAGGAGGCGGAGGCAGCGGAGGCATAGCTAATATGGGTGCAGGCACCGGAGGTTCACCTGGAGGAGGTGGTGCCGGAGGATATTCAAGAACATATTCTACTGCCGCAGCAATAGGTGCTTCTAAGACTGTTACAATCGGAGCTGCAGGTGCTGCTGGAGCAGGTGCAGGTCCTACTGCAGGTGGAGCTGGTGGAGATACATCTGTTGGAACATTGTGTATAGCTAAAGGCGGAAGTGGTGGCGCTGCTAGTGCTAGTGGTTCTGGAGGATTAGGTGGCGTTCTCGGAACCGGAGACGTGACCGGTACCGGAGACCCCGGTGGTACTGGCATGAACCAGGCCATTATAACTGTTACCACAAGGGGGCCAAAGGGTGGATCATCTCCTTGGGGTGGTGGTGGCAGAGAATCTGTCGCGGCGGGGGTGGCCGTTCCGGGAGAGAACGGGTCTGGATATGGGTCTGGTGCAGGAGCCGGGGCAACACAGAATGCAGGGGGCGCTGCTAATGGTAATTCAGGTACTTCTGGTTTGGTAATTATTACAGAGTTTATTAATCTATGACGAATTATTCAGTTATTGATACGAATGGTTTAATTGTAAATCGAGTCGCTTTGGATGATCCTTCAAAGTGGACACCACCTGATGGTTATTCAATTCAATTAGAACCTAGTACCGGGTATAAAATAGGGGGTACGTTTGTAAATAATGTATATACCCCACCTGTTGAAGTTATAAATAATCCAATAATAGATCCAATCGACGCTTGGGATTTAGTTTCTCTTAAAATAGCTTTCAATCATGAAAATCGTATTAGAGTTTTAGAAGCTAAACCGGCAATTACTTTAACTCAATTTAAGACAGCAATAAGGACTCTATTATGAAATATACTCTCTTAGAGTTAACACAAGCTGTTCTATCTTCGATGGATAGTGATGAAGTAAATAGTATTAACGATACCGTTGAGTCTCAGCAAGTGGTTGAAGTAATCAAGACTGTCTATGATGACATCATAAGCAGGTCTGACTTGTCCAGTAATAAGACATTGTTTAATCTGAATGCTTCTGACGATGTGACTAAGCCTGTCCTAATGGTTAAGCCTGATCAGATCGATCGCATCGAATGGTTGAAGTATAATGTCATGCGCAATGGAGAGACAGACCCAGTCTGGGATGAACTCCGACATTTGTCTGTATCCGACTTCATGGATTACGGTCATAACTACCGACCGTCAGAGACTAACGTAGATACGTTTAATTACACGAGCGATGGAAGTATCTTTACATTCACGTACAGGAATGATCAAGGTCCTAAGTTCTATACTAGCATCGACGACAATGTCATCATATTCGATAGCTATGACAATACTGTCGACACTACCTTGCAGTCGACAAAGACATTAGCTTACGGTTCGAAGAAAACTACATTCGTTAAAGACGATAATTTTACTCCCAACCTTCAACCTGGACAGTTCGCTTTACTTCTAAACGAAGCAAAGTCTCTCGCATGGGCGGAATTAAAGCAATCACAACACCAGAAAGCAGAGATGACTGCACGTCGTGGATGGCGGCATCTTCAACGAACACGTCAAAATATCCCTATTCCACACCGAATAATCGATACTTTCGATAGCCTTCCTAACTTCGGCAGACAGCGATAATGCCTCAGCAATCTACAGTAGCGGTAGAAAATTCATTCATTAACGGTTTAGTCACCGAAGCGACAGGACTTAATTTTCCTGACAAAGCTTGTACCGAAACGTTTGACTGTGTTTTTGACATTGATGGAAGTGTTTTCAGACGGACGGGGTTTGATCTAGAACAGAACTTTATGACTAAGACGATCAGTCGTACTGGCAATGCCATCAAGACTTATCTATGGCAGAATGTTGCCGGTAATGGCAACGTCACCGTCGCAGTCGTTCAAGTCGGAAATAAACTGTATTTCTATGAAACAGTCGGGACTGGAATCTTTTCGACAGGTGCACAGACTACTACAGTCACCTTAACAGCTGTGTCTGGAGCACCGACAGTAAATACCGTCGAAGCTCAATTCTGTGATGGGAATGGTTTTTTAATCGTCACGCATCCGTATTGTGAACCTATGCGGATCTCTTACGATATAGATGTGCATACAGCGACTGCTACTAATATAATTCTTAAGATAAGAGATTTCGAAGGGGCTATTACAGACCCTTATGCAGTCGATACCCGTCCTACATCTACATTGGCTGCTCTCAATAAGCCTCACTATTATAATCTCGTGAACCAGGGCTGGAATGTTACCAATCTTACAGCATGGGATACCGCTCAGACGACTATGCCTAGCAAGGCTGACGTCATGTGGAGGTTCACGAATTCTACGAATGATTTCGATGCAAGTAACGCCAGTATAGCTAGAATTAATACTGGAAATACTCCTGCTCCTAACGGTCATTTCATTCTCACTCTCTCAAATCAAGATAGAGTCACAGCGTCTGGGATTGGCATAGCTGGAGATATTCCGACTACTACTACTTCATTCCAAAGACCTTCTAACTGCGCTTTCTTTTCAGGAAGAGTTTTTTACTCTGGTATTAACTATGTAGGCTTTAACAGTAACATCTATTATACCCAGATCATCGAGAATACCGATCAATACGCAAATACTTATCAGGTGAATGATCCTACCGCTGAAGATCTTTTTGACATACTTCCTAGTGATGGCGGAGTAATTCCTATCCCCGAGGCAGGAACTATCTATAAGATGTTTACCATCCCAGGCGGTTTGTGTGTCTTCGCAGCCAACGGTGTATGGTTCATTACAGGAAGTACAGGATTAGGCTTTACTGCTACAGACTACGTAGTTCTTAAAATCGCTGACATTGGAACAATCTCTGACGCTTCTTTCGTCAATGTTGTCGGATACCCTGCTTGGTGGAATTCAGAAGGTATCTATATCATACAAGCAGGTCAAGGAATGCCTAGTGTCAAGTCTTTGACTTACGATACATTTAAAACCTTCTATAATGGGATTCCTGTTCCTTCTAAACGTTATGCGAGAGGATATTATGACAAAACTGACGGACATATACGTTGGATTTATCGCAGCACTGCTACTTCTGATCTTGATGCTACATATGAGTACGATCACGTCTTAAACTATAACCTTCGTACAAACGCCTTTTATCCGTGGACTATATCAGCTAGTAATGTAAAAATAAATTCTATAATCTCTTCAGAACTTGTCACTACTCCAATAAACCTTGTGAACGTTGTAGACGGTGCAAACAACGTTGTAGATCTTTCAAGCAATCAAGTTATAACCTTCCAATCTTCAGGCAGCGACGACCAACAGTTTGATAAGTATCTTGTCAGCTATGCTGACTCTGGCAGCCATAAGTTTACCTTTGCTAATAGGACAGACAACACTTACAGAGATTGGTTTAGCTATGACTTAGTTGGGGTTCCTTATAACAGCTATTTGATTACTGGGTATAAGATCCGTGGACAGGGTATACGTAAATTCCAGAATAATTGGATACAGATCTATTCAAGACTAGACGATCCCGTCACTTACAGATTTCAAGGTATCTGGGACTTTGCAAATACTGGTAGTGGTACAGGCAGATGGTCTACCAACCAGTTTATTACACACACCGATACTAATTACTCCAATGCCTTTAGACGTCTGAAGGTTCGAGGACATGGAGAATCTCTTCAATTTCGCGTTTCTTCTGTAGCCGATAATCCATTCGATATCATCGGTTGGTCGAGTCTACAGACAATTAACGCAGCCCCTTAAGGATAACATATGACAGAAACACTCTCTCAATTAAATGCTAAACGCTGGGCAGACTGTCGCGTATCTCCAGACAAAGCTCCTGTCTTTGCTGCTGTCGCTAGACGCTTGACAGCTCCAGACGCAAAAGCACGCTACCAAGTAGTAGAAAAAGCTACTGGTGTTCCTTGGTGGTTCATTGCAGTCGCCCATGAACGAGAATCAGGACAGAAATGGGGAACTCAACTCGCACAAGGCGATCCGTTGAATAGAAAGTCTATTCATAGACCGGCAGGTCGAGGCCCTTTCAATACATGGGAAGAAGGAGCAGTCGATGCTTTAGTCAGCTGTCCTCCCTATGCCGCTCGTAATAAAGATTGGTCTATCGGTGGTGCTCTAGCAATGCTGGAGAAATACAACGGTTTAGGCTATTATGCTAAAGGCGTTCCTTCTCCATACATATGGGCAGGAACTAACCAATACTCTCGTGGCAAGTATGTCGCAGACGGTGTGTACGATCCCAACCATGTTGATACTCAACTAGGTTGTGCCGGTCTACTCAAAGCTATGAATGTCTTTGGAAGCACAGGAACTTCAGCTGGAGCCGCGACTGGCGTAGTCATTGGCGGTGGTGTTGCAGTCGCTGCAACTCCTCAAGAGTACTGGCCATGGGTTATCGGCGTAACAATAATCATTGCGGTCGTGACTTTCATCGCCTTCGAAATACACAGATATACAAAGGAAAATAAATGAAAGATTTCTGGACTAAGACAAAAGCCTTCTTCCATTATTCTGCAACCATCCTGCTTGCTCGTATAACAACCGTCATCGGTATAGTCATTGCTGCCACCGGCGCAATGAACTGGGCACCGTTGCTTAGTCTTAATGTAGATACTGGGTTTAACAAGAACCAAGTAATTTGGTTAGGATTGATTACGATCATCCAAGGTGTTGGTGTTGAGCTTGCTCGACGCAGAACTCTAATCCCCGAGAGTTCCTGATGTGGTCTCTACTTCTCGGTTTAATACCGGGAGCATTCAATACTATCAACGGTATTACGAATGCTATCGCTAATGAACGGTTGAAGCTGATTGAAGCTAAGACTGATCAACAGCGGATAGCTTCACAAGAACGGATTGACTCTCTTCAAGCTAAGAGAGACGTAATGATTGCTGAGAGTGGTTCTTCAAAGATCAACGCTATTATGCGTGCGACTATGGGAGCTTCCGTAGCAATCATCATCGCCAAGCTACTTGTGTGGGACAAGGTGATTGGCTCCTTCCATGGATGTGCAGGAGAAGCAGGCAGAGCTTTAGAATGTAATATTTATAGAACTGACATCCTAGATCCTAATCAATGGCAGATTATCACAGCAGCGATTGGTTTCTATTTCCTTTATGAAGGTGCTGTCAACGTGACAAGGATTGCCAAAGCATGAGTATCGTTCAATACGATGTAGAAGAAAGACGTAGGAATAAGATGAAGTCAGACGACCGTATCTTAGTCCTTAGGCCTATCGATGGTAAGACAGCCCTGTCTAGTACTGGCTCTGTCGATAAACGGCTCTTCAATGGTGAGAATAAACTCCATGCTATTTATGACGATGTGAAGGGAATGTGGACTATGCATTATGACGTTGGAGGTCTTCCCGGTGGACTTCAACATCAATTTACAGAATTCTCTCCCCTCCTTGAACATGCTCGCAACTATTTCAAGCGCAGGAATGTAGAAATTACACAGGTACAAGAATAATGCCTTTCAGTCATCTTAGATTATCCAATTTCCCTTCCGAACTGCATTTACGTGGCAACGAGATTCAAATGAGAATCCTTGCTGCTATACGTTTGAATACCATAGTGTTAGTCTATCTCGCTGCGTTCTTTACGATTAAACTCATTGGAGTTGATAAGTGAAGATAGCTACGTTAGAAGACCTTCCTGAGATTGCTGACATGTCTATGAAGTTTATAACGACGACTGGCTATTCTTTCTTCTCGGATAGAGAGAGTATCGAAAAATTGATAGAGGCTTTGATTGCTGGTGAACAGAATGAAAAGATTATTATTTTTCAGCCCGGTGTTGGTTTTCTGGCTGGTTGTGCTACTCCTTTCTTATTTGGTCCGCACTTACTTGCCACTGAAATAGCATGGTGGGTAGAGCCCGACAAGCGCGGTAGCGGGATTGGGGCGGAGTTTCTGTCTGCATTCGAATACTGGGCAAAGGAAAAGGCTGGCTGTGCTATGATTAATATGGTTTGTCTAGACGATAAACTGTCTAAATTTTATGAAGATAAAGGATATAAGCTTTATGAAAGAGCTTACATGAAGGTACTTTAATGGCTGCATTGACTGCATTGGCTTTAGCTGCAGGCGTTGGAAGTATGGCTTATGGTGTCTATGAGAAGACACAAGGTCAGAACCAAGCTCAAGCAGGTTACGCCCTTCAACAGCAAGGCGCTCAACAGCAGGCTGCGGCTGCGCAACAGCAAGCCGGTATCAGTAAAGAACAAGCTGCTAGCTCTGTCGGCTTCGCCGGACAAGAGAGAGACATCAATCTCCTTGCTTCGCAGCAAAGTATAGCTGCCAGCAACCAAAGCTTCGGCATCAGCAAAAACATTATAACTTCCGAGCAAGACATCGAGAAACAGAAGATGCAGGCTATGGAGATAGACGCACGTCGCCAACAGATGGAGATCATTCGTAACCAGCAACGTGGCAGGGCTTTGTCTCTTACTACAGGTGTTGCGCAGGGTGGCAGTGGGTTTGTCAGTGGTGCGTCTGCACGTGGAGGTGCTTATGGTCAGATCTCTGGTCAGACTGGAACCAATCTACTTGGTGTACAACAGAACCTCGAAATCGGAAGGAATATCTTCGGATTGAATGAAAACATCTCTAACCAAAGGATCGCAGGAAATGAACTCGAACACACTTACGCGCTACAGCAAGCAGCTAACCAAACTGCCAAAGCAAACCTTACTTATCAATATGCCGTCTCGAACGCAGGCTACCAGACGCGTCTAGCAGATACTCAAGC